TATTGGTAGTTATGAAGTAATTGTACCTGGTTTAGGTTTTAAAGTTGGTGAATTACTTACTGTTAGTACAAATACTAGCAAAGGCATTATTAATTCAACCATTAAAGTAGATAAAATAGATGAACAAGGTGGTATTAAAAAAATATCAATTATAAAATTTGGTAATGGATATTCTTATGAATTCTATGCTAATATTCAATCTACAAATATTAGCTCACAAGATGGTATTTTTAGTATTAATAAAAATGATGCTAATGTTTTAACTTCACCAGCAAGAACAAGTACTTTAGGTTTTATTGATGAAGGCTTTATTAACAAATCTGATTATTGGTCCGTGGAATATACCGATAATACATATGTTGGCGATGTTATACAAACATTTAGAACAGAGATTTCTTATAATTTAGACACACCAAATACTTCAATTGATAATATTCCAATTGAACAAAAATTAGCACTAATTAAATTTAATCTTAGCCCTATTGCAAGATATCAAGGATATTATGTTAGTAATGATGGATTTATTTCTGATGCAGTTTATATACAAGATCAAGATTATTATCAACCATATGCATATCAAATAAAGATTGATGAATCTTTAGATAGCTATAAGAATATAATTAAGTCTTACTTGCATCCAGCAGGAACTAGATTATTTGCAGAATATCAATTAAATAATGTTATTAACTTATCACCCGGGATTAAATCATTAATTAATTATCAATTAATTGAATTTATTGATACAGTTGATCCAACTGATGAAAATGTTAAAGATATCTCTAAATATAGAGATGATGGTATTGTAACATCTGATAATAATAGTAAATTAATAACAAAACCAAAAACAGATACTATAACAACATCTGATAATAATAGTAAATTAATAACAAAACCAAAAACAGATACTATAACACCATCTGATAATAATGTAATAAATGCATCCAAGCCATTAACAGATACTATTATATTAAGCGATAGTGTTACAAAGGATTATCAATTAAGTAGTAATGATATTGTTTCAGCTGATACAGGTTATATCTATAATGCCGATAATTATGCAGAATATGGTTATTTTGCTATTGAAGAAACAATTTCAGTTGTAGTGTCTTAACTTTAATTTGAGTAGTTTACACATTAATATAGTATAAATAATTTTAACAAATTAGGAGAACATGATGGCATTTAATAATGAAGTTAAACTAACTGGTATGCTTACTATTAATCGATTTGATAGTACTGGTGCCCTAGTAGAATCAGTTGAGCATAAGAATCTTATCGTAACAAATGGTAAGAATTTTATTGCTTCACGTATGGCTGGAACAGCATCTGCAGTTATGTCACACATGGCTGTAGGCACAGGTACTAATGCTGCTACTGTTACTGATACTGCATTAAATACCCAGAATGGTATTGTTGCATTAACCTCAACAACGGCAACTGATAATACTGTAACCTATACTGCAACTTTCCCAGCAGGCACAGGCACTGGTGCTTTAACTGAAGCTGGTATTTTCAATGCTGCTTCTGCTGGTGCAATGCTTTGTCGTACAGTATTTCCAACTATCAATAAGCAGGCCGCCGATAGTATTTCAATTACTTGGGTTGTTACAATTAGTTAATGAGCTCAGTAATTAAATCAGAATTACGGGCGTCTATTGCTCGAGGAATGTACGATGAGGTTATATCTCGTCGCGCAATATATTACACATTTCTTGGGAAAACTTTATCTTGGTATGATCAAGATACGCCTGAGATTCCGCGTGAAGATTTAAATTATGAAAATCAAGTTAGAAATAACATGATTTTATTAAAACAGATCTCTGAATCTGATATGTGTTTAATTGTTCCACGTATTGACTGGGTTAAAGATACTGTTTATGATATGTATGATGATTCATATTCAGTTGATACTCCAGCATATTCTGGTGCAACAAGCATTAAAGATGCTAAGTTTTATGTATTAACTAGCGATTTTAATGTTTATAAATGCATATCAAATAATTACGATTCACCATCTACAATATCACCAAGTGGTAATGATATTAGTTTGATTTATACAGAAGATGGGTATATTTGGAAGTATATGTTTAATGTACCCAGTGCTCTTCGTAATAAGTTTTTAACTAATGCTTTTATGCCAGTGACAACAGCATTAAAAGATAAGTTTTATACTTCTGGTACAATTGATAAGATCAATATTCTTAATCCAGGTTCGGGTTATACAACTGTTCCAGATATTGTTGTTGTTGGTGATGGTACGTCAAGCACAGGTGAAGCAAATACAACAGCAAAATTAACTGCAATAATAGAAAATGGTCAAGTAACTAATGTCATTATTAATGATGCTGGTTTAGGATATACCTTTGCTAATTTAGAATTAGTAACAGATGAAACTAATCAACCAACAGTTAAAGCAACATTACAAGTAGATCTATCAGTTGGTACACTGAATACAATTCAGTCAAATGTTGAATTACAAGCTGTTAATGGATCAATTGATTTTATTAAGATAGTAACTGGTGGTACTGGTTATGGTTCTGCTATGATTTCTATAACGGGAGATGGTCAAAATGCAACGGCCGAAGCTGTTATAGAAAATGGTCAAATTAAAGGTATTAATATACTAGACCAAGGCAGTAATTATACTTATGCGAATGTAACAATAACTGGAAATGGTATTGGTGCTACAGCAAGAGTAATCATTAGCCCATTAGGCGGTCATGGTAAAAATGCCGAAAAAGAATTATATTCTAGTGCTATTATGACTCACACATTAATTTCGGTTGAAAAGAATAAAGACTTTACAGTTAATAATGATTATCGTCAATTTGGTATAATTCGTAACCCGCAAAAGTATATATCAACTGATAAATTAAATTCTAGTTTAGCGTCCGGTTGTTTTAAAGTTACAGCACAATTTGATTATACATTATGTGAAAATGATATGATTTTAACTGATAATTCAGGACATAGATATTTGATTGTTGCATTTGATGTTTCAACGATATTATTACAATCATTGGATAATTATCCATGTACTGTTAATCAAACATTAACAGTACAAATTAATGAAAATACATTTAATAATTTTAATATTATTGATGTAGAATACCCGGATTTTAATAAATTCTCGGGTGATATATTGTATATTGATAATAGAAAAGCATTTTCTCCATCAATTGAAGAAACTATTGTCACCAGAACTGCTATTCAATTTTAATAAATATAATATTAGTTTAACAAAGGTTTAATATGACCATTAATTTTAACACTGAACCATATTTCGACGATTTTAATCCAGATAAAGAATTTTATAAAGTTCTTTTTAAGCCTGGATATGCGGTTCAAGCCCGCGAATTAAATCAGATTCAATCTATTATTAATAAACAGATTGAAACATTTGGTAAGCATGTGTTTAAAGAAGGATCAATGGTAATCCCAGGAAATGCATCAGTTGATACAAATGCATTTTATGTTAAACTACAAAGTACCCCAGGCATTGATGTAACTACATTAATTGGAAAAACTGTTACTAATGCAACAGGTTTAACAGCATTAATATTATTTGCCACGGTTGAAGAAGGCGACGATCCGTCTACGTTATTTGTAAAATATACAAATTCTGATTCTGATAATGTAAAAACTTTTATTGATGGCGAATCTTTAACTTGTAATTCTGATCAAGGCCCTGTAACATTAACTTTAGCATTATCTAGTGCAACTGGTAATGCATCATTAGTTTCAATTGAAACTGGATTTTACTTTATTAAAAATGCATTTGTTCAGGTGCAATCACAGACTATTGTTCTTGACAAGTATAGTAATACTCCATCATATAAAATTGGACTTCAAGCAATAGAATCTATTGTAACATCAACCGATGATGATTCATTAAATGATAATGCTTATGGTGCATCAAATTATTTTGCACCAGGTGCAGATCGCTATTCAATTAACTTAGTTTTAACTAAAATTGATTTAACTAATACTGATTCTATTCCAGATTTTATTCAAATTATTGAAGTAGAAAATGGAAAAATTAATAAGTTAGTAACAAAAGCTGATTATTCTATTCTAGAAAAAACTTTAGCGCGTAGAACATATGATGAATCTGGTGATTATACTGTAAAGAATTTTGCTATTGATGTTCGTGAATATCGCAATAATAATAGAGGTCAGTGGTTAGCAAATACAAATTATCTATCTGATGATATTGTATTGAATGGTGGTAATTATTATCGCGCAAGAAGAGATGGCACATCAAATTCAACTGCCCCGGTTCACGTTGAAGGTTCAACCACAACAGCACAAACTGGTGTTATTTGGACATATGAGTCAAATCCAGTTTTTAATCGCGGCGTATATGATGCCGTAACAACAGATTCTATTGCGACACAAAATACAAATAAAGCTAAATATGCTATTGGCTTAGAACCCGGTAAAGCATATGTTAAGGGCTATGAAATTGAAAAAATTTCAACAGAATAT